ATATGCGGAAGTCGCTATACCAATAGAGGGCGATACTCTGATCGCGGCCACGGGTACAGGTGGCTCCTCAAGCGTCAAAAATGGCCATGTAGCGATTTGTTTGGAGGAAGGTAAGCTTGCTAGTAACTCCAGTGATACTGGCCTCTGGGTGCAAAATTATAACTTATACACTTTCAACTATCGCTATAACACCCTAGGTCGCTTCCCCGTTAGAATCTTCCGCCGTGTCTTTTTCTGATATAATGAAAATGGTTTTATCAATTAACAAATTTTTATGATCTCTCAAGAATACATCGCGGCAATCGTTCTCATGTTGGTAAGTGCTTTTAAGATCTTCGGTATGGAGATTGAAAACGAGGTTTTGGCAGGTTTGGTCACTGGTGCTCTTGCTTTGTGGATCGCCATTCGGCGCAAAAGTAAAGGGGACATTAACGCCCTCGGCTTCAAGAAAGAATACTGACCCACTCTTGACTTCATAACTAAACTATTATGTTATCCTTAGCATTGGCTCTGGGTATGTTTTCTGTTGGCCATACCAACGTCTCTACTGCCCCGACATTCGCTACCACGAGCCACAGTATCGTTCAGGTGAAGAGTTTAGGGGCGGAGCTGGACAAATTGTTGTCTTTAGAAAAAGAGGCCTTGAAATTAGAGAGTGAAGTGATCGAGGGGGGTCTAGCACCCCCATTAACTTTAGAGGAAAAGTTAAAAACCTTGCCTATTGAGATGCAAAAAGTGGCATGGTGTGAAAGTGGCAACCGGCAATTCAATGACGATGGCTCGGTTCTCCGAGGAAAAGTGAATCCAAAAGATAGTGGTTTATTCCAAATCAATGAAACCTATCACTTGGCCCAAGCGTTAAAACTTGGTTTCGACATTCACGCGATTGACGGGAACATTGGCTATGCGATGTATCTCTATGAAAAAAACGGGTTAGCCGACTGGAGATATTCAAAAAGTTGTTGGTTGTGATAAAATAATATCCGGTGTGTTTCTTATCACTTCACACCTGACATTATTGCAAAAAGCTCTCCACCTAACGCGGAGGGTTTTTTGTTTTAAGTCTTAACGCAGAAAGTACAAAATCTGGTTTTTGTAATACTCAACCGATCTTCTATGGAGTGAAAATGATCCTGACACTTTCTACAAAAGGAATTAACCGACGCTCGGTTCTTGGGATAATCTGAACCACTTGTAGCGTCTTTCAAAACGACATTATGCTTCGAGGAGAAAAGGTCTTCGTACTTTTGCTTATAGGGATACATCAATCAAATTATACCTCAAAAGGAGTTATCCACATGAGAGCTTTTGACTTTTAAGATAAGGTAGTATAGTTATGGTAATGGACCAACATCCTATTTCACAATCGAGTTTTGCGTACTTTCCCGCAACCTGCAGGGTGTTGGTCCACAATGCTTTGCGGGGGGGTACAGAAAACTTGATTGAAACCGTCTCCTAGGTCTAGGGGCCGGTTTTTTCGTGTTTGAAAATTAAACCGCGGTCTTCTTGGCTGATAGACCTAAAACCTCGCCATTAGGTAGTTCTTTGAAAACTGGGGTCTAAATTAAAACTCTTATGGAGAACAAGAAAACCACCGAGTTAATAGATTTATTGAACAATTTATCGGATGATGACTGGAAAGTAGGGGGAAAGTATGAAGAGATTATGGGAGAACTAGAAACCCGCGAGCCATTCGTACAAATCCTAGGTAAAGATTGGGACACCTCAATTCCAGCCCTCGTAGAGAAAATTGAAGACTTAGAAGAAGAAATTAAGAAATTAAAGCGTCACAAACACGATGAAAAAACAGGTGATGTGATGATCCGAGTATGACTAGATTAGAACAACTTTATAAACGCTTGGGTAAAACGCGACCACCAAGATTGGATAAAGTTACACTAAAGAAAAGAATTAGAGATATAGAGAAAATAGCTAGATTATTCTATGCTTGCGGTGATTTGTCATTACTACAAGCAAAAGAATTAAAAGAGAAATTGTAATTATCAACCGACCCCAGTCTTCAGAGAATTACCACAGCCCTTGTGCTTTCTAAGAAGTCCGAGCCACGTCCGCCAACCATGACGACTCGGCCTGATCCAGAGAGCATAAGGTTCGAGAGGACATCCATTGAACAGGGAATGGGAACTAACTCTCTAGCGGTTTATGAATAGCTTCTCTCAACCCGTGAAGGAGTGGATCAGGGAAGAGGTTGGTATGCCTGCACCATGGATTTAACTAAATATATTATTCCTAAGAAGTCTAAAATAAAGAGCGAGCGCGCTTTAATTCTGTCCGAAGTCTTGGAAGAATTAAAAGCTGGTGGGGTTAGTTATTCTCCGGCCTTTATCGGCTTCAAGGTAGCTCATGTAAAAACCCCCGATCTTAGAGACTTCCACCAACAATGCTTGAGATATAAAAAGGAAAAAGGCCAACCTTATGGAAAATGCTTCTTTGGTGCGCTTCGGGTGAAGAAATAGTTTATCCCTTGACAACAGTCAAGTACGGGGGTAGGATTAGATGATGGACAGAAAAGATTTTATTTTAGATTGCCTTGCTAAAAGGATGACCTATCGACAAATTGGCAAGCTATTGAAAATTAGCAGGCAAAGAGTTCATCAAATTGCTACAGGTTATCATTCTCCTAGTAACCCATTTATTCCGCCAGAAAAACACAAAACTTGGACGAGATGGAAAAGAGAGGCCCTAAAACTGGGAGACTATGAATACAAGGAAATCATAAGAGAAAAAAGACTGGTTCCGGTAAATAAATTGAAAACGTATAATTTTAGAAAAAGAAAAGCGCTCGGTTTACCATCGGGGGAAAAAATAGACTACGATGGCGGGAGAGATTTTATTAGGGAGTTGGTCAGGGTAAGGGACAACCACACCTGTCAGATATGTCTTAAAAAATGGAACAAGGGTCGGAGAAGATTTGACGTTCATCACGAGGACGAATCATCGGAGGGGAAAAGCCACGAACGAAATGTTGTGGAAAGGGATAAAAAAAACTTTAATAAAATGATTACTCTTTGTCATAAATGCCATTTTAATCTTGATTGTGTAAAACAAAAAATGGCCAATGGTAGGTCTAAATTAGACTTATCAACACCCTAGCGGGTTTACTGTTGACAAGTTAAACTGTTGCTATATAATAGGTTTAGTAGGTGGTTCATTTCGGGGAATTATAGCGTTTGGAGAGACGGCCAGAGAGTGCAAGCTCTGAAATGGTGCGTTATCCCAAACGGGATGTCCCCCGAGACGAGCCACCTACGGGTCGAGCAAATTAAATAAAAAACTTATGATTGAAGAAGACAAAAGATTTCTCGCGGTTGGTAAAAAATGTCATAGCCAATTAAAAGCCCTCGCTTTCTATGGCAACACCACGATCCGCTCGATAGTCGAAGGATTAGTAGACAAATTAGCCCAAAAAGATGAACGAATACATGGAAGAACAAAATAAGTGGAGTGAATTAAAAGTCCTCGGTATCATTCTCCTTTTTCTCGGTATCATTGCGGCCATTATTAGTTTCACTTCATAACAATGTCACTTAAAGAAAACGATGTTATCCGTGAAAACTACCTAGAGTCAATCGGTAAGACAGAAGAGGATATTAAGCAGGACGAAAAAGGTTTTTACACGCAACAGGAAGTCACGACTCAAGATCAAAATGGCGATCCGCAGGTTGAGCAGATCAAAACCTATTTACCAGAAAACTTAGTATGAAAGAAATTGAACAACCAATTACTTGGAAACCCTTTTTAGCTAACTGGGCGGATAAGTTACTTTATGGGAAGTACTATATCCCTCGCCAAGAAGTAAAGAGTTCCGTTCCAGAGGGTAATGCTAGGGAGCGACTTTTACAAGAAGTATTAAGAAATAAAAAGAAACCAAAATAATTATGATAAAAGCTACCAATAAAAAAGGTGAAGGATTTGATCCGATTGAAGCTGGAAGATACCCAGCGCGTGTCTATCAGCTTATCGAGTTAGGAACTATTGTTGGCTTTCAGGGTCAACTTCAGAACAAAGTAAGAATTGGTTTTGAACTCCCGACCGAGATGATGGTGTTTGACGAAAAAAAGGGGGAGCAACCAAGAGTGATTAGCCAAGATTACACCTTGTCTTTTCACGAGAAAGCCAGTTTGACGAAGGTGATTTTGGCTTGCGACCCAAAGGCATTGCAAGTAGACGATAGTGGTTTTTTAGAAGAGTTTGATACTGAAGTTTTAATTGGTAAAGAATTATTGGTGACAATTAACCAGAAACCCAAAAAAGATGGCAGTGGTAGTTTTGCTTTCATTGAAAATTGTACTCGTCTCCCAAAAGGGATGATTTGCCCTCCGGCAATCAATCCAATCCAAGTTTTGTCTTACGATAAATGGGACGAAGAAATGTTTCAAAAACTACCTGACTTCTTAAGGATTAAGATTGAAAGTTCTGATGAATACAAAGCAATGAAAGGATTAGACGCTCTTTCTTTCTAACCATGATTAAAAAAACCCACACAAAATATATTGATGAGACGACCGGCATTACCGCCGAGTTCACCGCAGATGAAAAGATCACTTTAAGGACGAACAAAGGATCACGGGACTTTACTTTCCTAAACTCTAATAGAGAAACGGTAGAGTTGGTCTTGGAATCGATTAGAGCCCTTATCGACACCCACTTCCAAGAGGTTATGGATAACTCTAGCCGGTGATGAAACGATCTCCGCTCCGTAAGAAAAGACCAGTATCGAAACAGACTCTTAGAAAGAGACTTCACCTAAAATTATGGAAAACCTTTAGTCAATATGTTAGAAAAAAATCAAAAGGCATTTGTTTCACCTGTGGAGCTAGAAAAGCATGGCAGGATATGGACGCTTCACATTACCTTCACGGAAAACTCGATTATAGCGAAATCAATATCCAAGCGTGTTGCGTCCGGTGCAATCGGTATCTACACGGCAATCTTGGGGCATTTGCTGAACGACTTGTTGGAGAATATGGCCAAGCTAGAATTACTAAACTACGACTCGAGGCCAGAGAAATCCAAAGGCACGAAATCGAATGGCTCCAAGAAAAAATCTCCTATTACGAAGAAGAGTTTAAAAAACTAGAATAATCACTTGGAAAAAGAAAAGCTCCTCAATGCCCTAGAGACAATGCTCGAAGCTCCGAAAGAGGAGTTAGAAAGACTGCTTCGCTCTTTTATCCAAAGACTTAAAAGCTACGACGACCAGAGGACACCAAGTCAAAACAACGCCCTCCACCTTGGCCTGACGATGTTGGCCGAAGCCCTAAACGACGGTGGCAACGATATGCGTAAGGTGCTAAAGCCCCACGTTCACATTGACTGGGACACCGACTCCGTAAAAAAGTACATGTTCAAGCCCATTTTAGAAGCTCGTTATGGAAAAGACAGCACTACTAAATTAAAGAAAATAGGCGAGATCGAGGTGGTTTGGGACACGATGATGAGGTACTTACTAGACCGGCCAGAACCTTGTATTCCTGAATATCTACCTTTTCCTAATGACCCTCAAAAGGTAAAATAGTTATCCCCCTTTCTCCCCCTCTCCATTTGACGGGTGGTGTGGGCGGTGATAAGATAGGGTAGGTCGCAGAATAATAAATAATAGTATGTCTGAAACAGAATGTTTAACAACAACAAAGAAACAATAAAGGAATTAAGAGAGGAAATTGCTAAAATCCGAAAAGAGCAAATGGAGTTTTTAATCAAAGCACACGAAATTATTAAGTCAGTGTTAGATCATGACAAGCGAAAGTTTATGTATGAGATTCAGCAGGAGGATATTGAGTTAGTAGAAGACGGCAAAAAGTATAGAGCAATTAGAAAGATTATAAATTAAACCATGAAAGAAATTAAATGTTTGAAATGTGCTTACTCTTGGCTACCGATCAAAAAGGTTCCCAAGAAATGCCCCCAGTGTTCTTCGAGGAATTATCAGACTAAAAAGAAATAATTATGAACTACAAAAAAGAATTTTCTGTTTTGTGGGTATCGTGGGTTTTGTTTTGGGTTTGTGTTGTTTATCTGGCCAGCTCCCTTTTGGGGTCTGTTATCGTAGCCCACGCCGGCGAGCTTGAATCCGCCCCCGTCATCGAAGTAAACGAAATCCCAGAATCTCCTCTCCCCTCATCTCCCGCTATTGAAGTAACCCCCGATTCAGCGAGTGAGTACCCTAGTAGCCCCAGTGTGCCAGAACCCACCCCAGAAGCCCCCACCGTGAGCCGTAGCTCGTCTGGTGGCAGTGTAGGGTGCAAAGGCCAGTATCTAACTACTCTCCCTCGTTGTGAGCAGAAGTATAAAGTCGAACTAGCGAAGCAGATCATCTCGCTTCTCCAGCAGTTGATTGCTAAGTATCAGTAGTATGAACATCTACCTCGATGAATTTAAGATTGAACTAGAGAAAGTCTTAGAGGATAATTTTCCTAAAGGAAAATGTGCTGAACGTGGCCCTGCTCTTGTCCTCTTTGCTCATGCGGTCTTACTAGCAAAGAAACACTTAATCAGCCAAAATCAAAGTAATGAGCAATGTGATTATTGTAGGGAAGGTGCGCATGGTGTTTCTTCCTATCAAAAATGCAAATGTCGTTGCCATAAAAGTACATTAACTCCCTAGCTAACCGAGAGAAACCATGAACTTCATAGAAAAAACAATAAAAGAGTTCGAGAAAAGCGAGGTGTTTGCTAGAATTGTTGCCACGGATAACCTAGCGATGATTCACGGCTTTGGCGGATACAAGGGTCAAACCATCCAAGACTTCATCCGCTCTGCTCTCCTAGCCCAAAAAGAAGAGATACTAAAGTGTTTGCCGGAGAGAAATTCAGTATCGATATTAGTTTTCCTCGCTAACCTAGATAAATTATGAAAACAAAAACTAAAGACATTCTCACCCTCATCAAAGAAGCAAAACTAGATTGGGTCAATCCTGATATTAACTCTACCAATTTTCCACCCGAAGAAATAAGGGGTAAGTTAGAGGTATTACATTTTGGCACAGCTCTCTCTACTGAAGAAGCAATCAAAGAAATAAAATCCAAGGGTTACGAGCCAGCTAATCTCTATGAGCTAGTCTCGTATGTTAAAGATTGGAATGAAGAAAATGATGTCATCGCTCTTGGTTCTGTCTTCGTCAACCCGGGCGGCGACCGCTGCTCGCCGTATCTGGATCGGGGCGACGCGGAGCGCAACCTGCGCTTGACGTGGCACGACAACGACTGGGACGTTCATTGTCGTTTCCTTGTGGTCCGCAAGTCTGGTATTTCGCCCTCTGACTCTAGCCCTGCGTCCTTGGATTCTTTGACCTTAGATCGGGCGATCGAAATCTGCAAGGAAAATGGGTTGAAAATAATAAAAGAATTATGACAACACTACGCACTAGAGAGGAGATAGCAAGGCAAATTGAGAGTGAGTGGAAAATGGGCGGACTAAGTAGTGGCATTTATTTTGACTTCGCAATGGAAGTACACAAAAGACTCCGCCTCCAAGACCTGCAAGTGATTATGGAAATGATTAAGAAAAATACTGCGGAAAATAAATATCGTGACGGCGAAACAGCATTTGATATTGTGCAAGATATAAATAAATTGTTATGACAACCCCCCTCACAGGGAGAGGTAAATAATTAAAGGATATGAATATGAAAATAGAAAAAGAATGTGTAATATGCGGTCAAGAGGTCGAAACTTTTGGGTTAAAATCAACCGACTCGTCTCTTTGTTGGAGTTGCCGCCGAGATCAAGACAATGATTAAGAAATGGATAAATTATGACAACACTTTACTTTAATCAGGGCGAAAATTTACCACAAAGAAAGGGCAAACAATTTACCACCAAAGAAGAGATGAAAACCAAACTATGTATATTATGCGGTTTGAGAAAATTAGCATTGTGGTCAGCTAAAAATATGTACAGAGATGTGGTCACGGGAGGTAAAGCCAAATTACCCCCCAGAGTCGATAACATTAAAAAGGAATAAATAAACAATATATGACAATTTACAAACACATAGCATACAATCCGCATATGCAGGGAATCCGAGCGGTAATTCAAGAGGCACAAGATAAAGGAAACTTAGAAGGAAGCCCAGAGTGGTGTTTTTTGAGAAGTCAGCCAGTGACAGAGTTTGAATGGGTCGCTATATTTGAAAGAGAAATGCCCGAATATGGTTTAGCAACTCTCACATCAGATACTTTAACCCCCCCCAGATAACCATTAAAAAGATGAAGAACCTAAAAACAATAAGAGAAGAATGGCACCAATACTGCCAAACCTTCAAATTAGGTACCGAACATTTGGTTGTTGATTGGTGGCTCTCTAAACTCTCCCAACGAGACCAAGAGCTAAGGGGGAAGATAGAGGGGATGAAGATGCCCAGTAAACCAGACAAAGAAATACTCAGAACGGTAGATGGGGATAGGGAAGTAAAGGAGGAGTTCAAAGGTATACCAACCTTGTTCTACAACCAAGCCCTCACCGATGTCCTCTCCTTCCTAGATTTATCAGAGAATAAGGAATAAATATATGAAAAAAGTAACACCCCAAGAACTCTTATCATCTGCAGTCAAGGAATTACAGTTTGCCAATATGCAGGTTGAGTATCTTCTATCAGTACTAAACGAACTAGATACTTTCTGCGGAACCTTAGAAAAAGCAGTGATTAAGAATGCAAAAGAAAGACATCAGATTGATAAACTTATCCACGCCAAGATATTATTTGGCTCACCCCCCAACATTAACAAGTAATAAAGAGAATATATGAAAAAAGAAATACTAAAAGCCATCAGAGTAGCAAAGAGAAGAAGAACGTGTATAGAGACACTAGGAAACGACCCATTGGCAAATAAAATTGCAATCGTAATGTTTGAGGAATTGGAACATACACACAAACTATTACCCTATTACTTTGCTGTAAAGTCTATATAACCCACCCACACATTAAAAAGTAATAAATAAAGATATGAAAGAAGTAACAAAAACAGAGAAAACTTGGGATAAGGGTGAAAAAATATATGACGCATTTTGCGGAATGTTTAAGGGTTTCAAGGTATTAACACCTAGAACCACAACACTAGCACTTTTTGCCCTCCTAGAAGAAAGAAAAGAAAACGAACTTCTTTTAAGAGAGATGATGAAAGAGTTTGCAGAGAATTTAGATGACAGTTCTGTGTTTGCTGAAAAAGGAAAACTTTATAAGAATGTGGTTTATAGAGAGAAGTTTTAACCCCCCCACATTTACAAGTAACTAAATAAAGATGAAAATAGAACGCAAATGGGCTATGCCAAATAAGTGGACATTCACGATTAAACCGATTGCTGAACTATTGAAAGAGGAAGTTGTTGCCGGTGATTGGGCTGACCCATTCGCAGGTGAAAATAGCCCGGCATTATACACAAACGACTTGCGAAAAAATATGCCGACCACTCACCACTTAGATGCGCTTGAGTTTCTAAAATCATTGGCAGATAATTCATTTGATGGGGTCTTGTTTGACCCTCCATACTCTATAACGCAGGCAAAACAATGCTATGAAGGTATGGGAATGGAATTACTAGAAGTCAAACCAACATCAATGAAATACTGGGGTGATTGTAAAACTGAAATTGCTAGGATATTAAAAAAGGGCGGTAAGGCAATTTGTTTTGGATGGACTTCAGTGGGAATTGGTATAAATAGAGGATTTGAGATGCAGAGAATACTACATGTGCCTCACGGCGGAAGCAAGAATGATACGATTGTAACAGTAGAAAGAAAGATATGACCCCCCCAGAGATAAACATTAACAAGTAATAAATAAACGATATGAAAGAAGAACTATTAAGTTGGTGTTTCAGATGTCATAGAAAGTTTGAAGAAATGGGCGAAGTTTTGAAATGGGGTAAGCATTATCCTGCTTGCCGAGTAAAACATATTGACGGAACAGAGGAAAACCTACCAGAGTCTATGGAAATAATTGAGGCAATTTGCAAAGATTGTATGGTGGAAGTTAATCGTAAGAAATATGATGAAAGAAAATGTATCCGTTGTAACGATAATGGTTGCCCAAGTTGCGACGGCACAAAAGGAAGTAAATATAACCCAGAACCTTATTAACCCCCCCCAGAGATAAACATTAACAAGTAATAAATAAAGATATGAAAGAAGAAGTAATCCAAGGAGACTGTTTAGAAGTAATGAAAGATATACCTGATAAGAGTATTGCCCTGACCGTAACTTCTCCCCCATACGACAACCTCCGCACATACAATGGATTTACTTTTGACTTTGAGGGAATCGCAAAAGAATTGTATCGGGTAACAAAGCAAGGAGGAGTAGTAGTGTGGGTAGTAGCAGACCAGACTAATAATTTCTGTGAAAGTTTTACATCATTCAGACAAGCAATATTTTTCAATCAAATTGGATTTAATCTTTTAGACACAATGATTTATCACAAGACGACAGTTCCACCAGCATATCCATCATTGAGAAGGTATGGAAATTGTTTTGAATATATGTTTGTTTTTTCCAAAGGTAGACCCAATACATTTAACGCTATTGAGGAAGATAAAATCCACGATACAAAGGAGTATCATTCTACTTATAGACAAAAAGATGGCTCACTTAAACCAAGACATATAATTAAAACAGAAAACACTAAAAAGAAAATAACAAATATGTGGAGTTATGGAAGTGGCGGAAAATCAGAATTTAATCACCCAGCAAAGTTCCCAGAAAAACTAGCAGAAGACCACATCCTCTCTTGGAGTAACGAAGGAGATACAATCCTAGACCCAATGGCAGGAAGTGGAACAACATTAAAAATGGCTAAAAAGAACAATAGAAATTACATCGGAATAGAAATCTCACAGGAATACATAGACATTATCAACAAGAGACTAACCCCCCCCAGAGATAACATTAACAAGTAATAAATAAATATATGAAAACAATTAAACAAAATAAGAAAATAGATTTCTATGTGGAGCTTAAAGGAAATCGGCTTTACTTACTTTCGCCAGAATATAATAATATCAAGTTGAAAATTGACATAACACCAGTTTGGCATTTTGTGAAAGAAGTATTAAATCACCCTAAAAATGATGAAAGGTAAAAACTTCTCAATGAATAATACTGGAAAAAGAAAGAAATCGGACTTTTATGAAACCCCATATTCTTTGACTCGCTTATTGCTTGAAAAGGAAAAGTTGGTTGGCGAAATACTTGAACCAGCAGTCGGAAATGGGGCGATAGGAAAAGTTTTGAATGAAAATCAGTATAGTTATATGGGTTACGATATTGAAAATGACTTCTTAAAACAGACCCAAAAATATGATACAATTATTACAAATCCCCCCTATTCATTATCTCAAGAGTTCATACTAAAAGCAAAAGAAAATGCCCGAAAAAAGATTATATTTTTATTGCCACTATCTTATCTCCACGGCAAAAAACGCTATGACGAGATTTGGACAGATAAAGATTTTCCACTAGCAAGAGTCTATATCTTTACTCGCTACCCACTTTTAGGAGAAGAATTGCGACAAGACGGAAAACACAATACAGGAATGATGGTTTATGCGTGGTTTGTTTGGGAAAAGAATTATAAAGGTGAACCAATAATAAAGTGGTTAGACAATAATGAATATATCATTAACCAACTTTACCCCCCAGAGATAACATTAACAAGTAACTAAAGGTCTTGAGACCTTGACGGCTTTGATTTATAATAAAGTAAGATAGTGGTTCTTTAAGCAGAGAGATTAAGTCCCGCCTCATTATGTGCGTAGCAGAGAGCGGTGGTAACATCGGCCTTAGCCGTGGGATAATACTGGGGAGGCAGTCTAGGCGCAGTACCCAGCTAAAGATCACGGGCGAAGATTGAGTTCGAGTTTGGCCAACGACTACGCTCTCGCTACTTAGAGAATCACTGATAGTTCTTTGTTACATGAGGTTGGTCGAAATAAGCACTGGTTGGATTCTGCCGAATAATCAATAAGGCGGGCCAGGATCATTTGTTTGGTTCTTAGCATAAAAAATCCCGCGAGTGCTTGTCTAGGCCAATCTCTAAAAGAATGAGGGTTGAGTGGGGCGACGGCGTGGCTGTTTCTAGCTAGAACAGTGTCTGTCTCCAATCACTCTAGGGAACGGAAGCCGTAGGCTTGAAGGCCGAGATAATCCCTAAAATATGTGATATTTGGGTGAAAGCGCTTTCTGACGGAAAATTGACCGAAAATCAACGAAAGGTGGCTGAACAAAGCCGTATTTTGCTTGGCGCTTTTGCAGAGATTGGTATCACGGCTTTAATTGATGAAGCTACCGGCTACCAAAAGGACTTGATGTCAAGGGATAGTTACCTTTATAAAGGTCTTGAGACCTTGACGGCTTTGATTTATAATAAAGGTAGATAGTTCTTTCAAAGAAAGGAGATCGCCGTGGTTCTTTACCTCACTCGTTTGGAATCGCTCTTGACTAACGCCCTCGATGAAGCTAACAAAATGAAAGGATCGCTGAACCCTGATCGAGACCTGACCGCCGCCATTCGAGCCGTGATCTAGATCGTGCCCTCTCTCATCAAACTGGTGGAGAAGGCCAAGGAGAAGAGTTTGGTTGAAAACAATTCAGCCAACCCAGACTTCTGGCGCTGAAGGAGTGAAACGATGTGCCTCATTCTGAAAACCGCTCTCAAACTCAAGGTTCCTTACAAAGTCGTTTTCTTCCGAGCGACCAAAGAAAGGGTCAAAGACCAAGACCTTGCTCGCAAGATGACCAATCTCTGGGTTGCGCATTGGGAAGAAAGGAATGTCGCGCCTGATTATGTCGAAGACTGGTGTGTTGATGCGCTTCTTTCAAGGTAACAGATGTTACCCAAACAAAAGTCGGGCATTGCCCGCAGAGTTGACCCCATGCCGGACATGATGTCTAGCGGGTGGCCAACTCTTATTTTTCAATGACAAACAAAAGTGGCTAGTATGCTTACATTCACATGACCAATGTAAACAAACTTCCTTGCTAATCAATAATTTGCTATAATCTACCTAACTAATCAGTAATCAAATTAACATGGCAAAGTGGAAATTAGAAAAAGTGGAGGTATTTCACAACGGGATAATTAGTAATGAGGTTAGTGGTTATGACCTCCAAAAAAATGGGCTGACGATATGCAAATTTGGTTTAGACAGTTTGGCTGAATTAAAAGAGTTTTTTGCCAACTTGCATCTTCCTCCAATCGTTCCTTGAAAACTAATTGTCCCCACTACCTTCACCGAGAGGTGGAGCTGGATTGCGTTCAACAAGACAGGCCCTTAACTTCATGTTGAGGGTAGTGGGGAGAATAGAGGTTGATTGTGACGGGTGCTTATGGGGTAAAACCTACAAGCTCCGGTCAAAGTCAATCTCTCGTGCTATACTAACCACAGACCAGTTCTTTTGCTTTTCCTCCTCCATGAAACTCTGTGTCTCCTTCCTCCGGGCCCCTCACTGCGTAGGTGGGGGGCTTTTTTTATCCACTTTCTAAGGACTTGCTTTTTGATTTGTGCTATAATAAAACAATGAAAAGGGCTAAGTAATTGTGGTATAATTAGTTAGTTATTAGTTACAAGTTAATTTTTAATAATGTCTAATCGTTTCAAAATTGCTAAGACTGGCGTAGAGGCAAGAGAAGGTCTGATAAAAGGTGCTAATTTTCTAGCTGACTGCGTTGGCTCTACTTTGGGGCCTTTTGGCCAGAACTGGTTTTTAGAAAAAGATGGTGGCCGAGTAACTAATGATGGTGTAACTGTCGCTAAGGATTTGATGTGTCGGGACGAAATACAAAATCAAGGACTTAGGGCTTTGAGAGAAGCGGCAGTCAAAACAAACGATCAGGTCGGCGACGGTACAACTTCCGCCATTGTCTTGGCCCAAGCCATCCTCAAAGAAGCCACTAGTGCTCTAGGTAATGGCAAGTCTTTTATCACTAAAATTACTCCCAGCGAGTTAATCAAAAAATTGAATAAAGAATTGGCGGAAGTGCTTGTAAAACTAAAAGAAATTTCTCTACCGATAAAAACTAAAGAGGAGTTGGTTGCTTCCGCTTTAGTGGCGGTGGAAAATGAGGAATTGGCGAAGATGATCGGTGAAACCCAGTGGGAACTCGGCCCACAAGGATTTATTCTCTGTGATGAAACAGCAGAAAGAGAAAGTAAAATCGAGCGGATCAAGGGGGTGAGAATTGATAATGGTTTTGGCACTTCCTTGATGATGAATAACTTTGAAAAGCAGACATTGGAGGTGAACGATACCCAGATTATTTTGACTAGCCATGTTTGCCAGACACTTTTGCCTTTCAAAAAAACAGGTGAACAGTTAGCGAAGATGGGTAAGAGAAAATTGGTTATCCTCGCTCGCGCTTTCAATGAACAAGCGATCAGAGACGCAATGGAAAATCACAAAGTCGGTTTTCAAATTTACCCCATCAATGCCCCGTATACCGATATGAACGAAGTTTTTAAGGATTTATCGGCCGTGACAGGTGCGACATTCTTTGCCTCGGAAAACTCTGATTTGAACGATCTCAATGTTTTGGATGTTGGTTTCGCCGGCCGAGTAGTATCGGGACGCTATGACGCGATCATTACTGGATTGGACGATGAAAAGTCAAAAGAACGGATCACCCTTCGTCTCAAAGAGTTAGAAGACCAACTCAAAGGAGAGAAATCAGAGTTTATGAAGAATAATCTCGTGAGTCGGATTTCCCAATTGACGAATGGCTTCGCCTCTTTGAAAATCGGGGCGCAATCGGATGTAGAGCGTAAACGACTAAAAGACAAATCAGACGATGCGGTGAATGCCGTAAGGGCGGCTTTGCAAGAAGGAGTGGTCAAGGGGGCGGGTCTCGCTTTCAAAGAGATTGCTGATGGGTTACCAGAGGATTCTTTACTGAAAAGACCACTGTGTTCAATCTACGAGCAGATAATGTCTACTGCTCCGGCGGACTGGTCGGTGCCGGAATGGGTAAAAGATCCAACTAAAGTTCTAAGAATTGCTTTGGAGAATGCGGTGTCAGTAGCGGGGGCGTTGGCTACGGCAGGTGGGGTGACGGCAATGGAAAGGGACAAACCGCGTCTGGTCGAGGAAGTTAAAACAGAGGATGATGAAGATAAATAATTACTACTAATAAATTACTATGCCTAAAGTAAAAATTGGAGGGAAGGTAAAACATTTTCCATACACGAAGAAAGGGAAAATAGCGGCGAAGAAAGCCAAGAAGGTGACGCAGAAGAAACACAAAGGAATGACTGGTGAAGAAATGCTGGGTAAAGCGATGAAATCTAAGAAAAAATAATTATGAGCCGAGCAAGCAAAAATCTAGTCTATAATTTCAAGTCAGGGTTAAAAGCCGTGGGAGAAGTAGCGCAATCTATCCGTCAAAGATACAACCAAGCATACGAAAAGGGAATGTTTGGCACCCCACAAAGAGCTAAAGCCACAGAAGACTTGAGAAACAAGCTGAAGTATGGGTGGAGGCCGTAAGTTTGTGGTAGAATGTAGGAATGGCTAGAATCAAACCTCGTTTACAACAAATCAACCTTGCCAAATTAACTCTGCAAAATCCGCATTTAATAAAACACGGGAAGAAAAAAGAGCTGGTGGCGTTAGGTGGTTATGGAGAATCAGTGCAACATACTCCCGCAAAGGTCTTAGAGAGCAGGGGGTATCTTGAGGCATTAGATGATTTAGGTTTGACTGATGAGTTGCTCACCACTTCATTGGTTGAAGACATTAAAGCCAAACCAAAGAATCGAAAACCAGAGTTAGAATTAGGTTTTAAGGTAAGAGGCCGTCTAAAAAACGATGAACCCAATGGTCCAATCTTTAACTTCAACATCCTTACTATCGAGCAACAAAAAAGAGTTGCCAGAAGGGTTATTGCTGGCGATAAATAGGGCAAAAAATAACCTTGTTGATTTTGAGATCGTTACTAACCCCCTGTACGAACCAGCACGACACCACGAGGTTTTAGCTAAAGAGCTAGAACACATCGAAGCGTTTGGTGATCGGGATTATAAGATTCTTGTGGTAGTGGAGCCACCTCGCCACGGAAAAAGTCAGCAAGTCTCAATAGATTTTCCCGCTTGGTTTTTAGGGAGAAATCCGACTGAAGAAATTATCACTGCTTCTTATTCGGCTGAACTAGCTCAAGATTTTGGTGGTAAGACCAGAGAGAAAGTGGATAGCGAAGCGTATAAGTTAATTTTTCCTAATGTTCGGTTGAAAGCGGACGAACAGGCGAAAGGGCATTGGCGAGTTAATCAGGGCGGGAGTTATATGGCGGTGGGTGTTGGAGGGCCGATAACTGGTCGTGGGGCAAAAGTATTCTCGATTGACGACGCAATCAAGAACCGTGAGGAAGCCGAGAGTGAGGTTTATCGCTCAAAGATATGGAACTGGTTTACTTCCACCGCCTTTACCCGTCTCGCGCCTCAAGGAGTGATGATTGTGACCAATACCCGTTGGCATTTGGACGACTTGACTGGTCGGATATTAAAGCACCGAGATTTAGCCAAGCGAACGAAGGTCATTCACTTTCCCGCGATTAACGACCAAGGGCAAGCCCTATGGCCCGAGAGATTTAATATCGAAGCCCTAGAGGAAATTAAACGAACGATTGGCCCGTATGACTGGCAAAGTTTGTATATGGGCCATCCTGTTCTAACCGAGAACCAAGAGTTTAAGCCCGAGTGGTTTAGGCGGGCAAGCGAGGAGGCCGTGGGGTTGATGAATTGTCGGCGGTTTCTAACGATCGACACCGCAATGAGTAAAAAGTCTCAAGCGGACAGCACGGGCTTTTGTGATAATAGTATCAACCAAGAAAACTTTTGGCATTTGCGGGCGTGGCGAGCCAAGATTGGGCCGGAAGAACTTGTGAATAGTATTTTCTCTTTGCATGAGTCCAACCGCTATGAGAGAATAGGGATAGAGAAGACGGCTTACCTTGAGGGATTGAAACCTTACCTTGACAGTGAGCAGAGAAAACGCAATCGCTTCTTACCGATTGTAGAGTTAAAACATAATCAAACCCAAAAAGAAGTGCGCGTGCGTGGTTTAATACCAAGATATGCCGCCAAGTCTATTTTTCATATCGAAGGGCGTTGCAACGATTTGGAGGAGGAGATGATGAACTTTCCGGTGGGGATGCAAGATGATGTTTTGGATTCGGTTGCTTATCAGTTGCAAGTAACCGCCGCCGAAGAATCAAGTCAACTCTCTGTCCACCTCCCTGACGATGCTTGACATTATTAAATATGTTAAACTGATGTGATGAGAGATAAAGAAAAAAGTAAAAAGTATTTCGCTGATTGGTATTCAAAACCAGAAAATAAATTAAGAACCAATCTACGATCTAGGCTTTGGGCTCTGGCTAATCCTGACAAGGTTAGGATTAGCCAAGAAAGGTGGGCTTTAGCTAATCCTCGGGTGAGAATGACTGACAAGACTAGATTTAATAAGTTCGCTGATATTAAGGGTGATAATGAGTGTTGGAATTGGCTCGGCTCAAAACTTCCTAGCGGCTATGGAAAAACAAGTTACAAAGGAAAACATATCTATGCCCACAGGTTTTCTTTTTTGATCCACCACGGCGAAATACCTGACGACAAACAGGTTCTTCATGTGTGTGATAATCCAAGTTGTGTTAATTTTAAGCATCTTTGGTTGGGGACAATAAAGCAAAATATGCGTGATAGAGACGAAAAAAAGAGAGATAGGTGGTCAAAGCAGTCGGTGGTATTGCAATCATTGGCTGGTAGTATGGTATAATTAAGACTATGAACTTGGAAAAACATCTCGGTTGGTTTTATATTAAAGGTTGGTTGCCGATGTTTGTTTTAGATTTTTACAGGAAGTTTTTTGTTACTAGAAAGATTAAGAAAATACTATCGTGATTGGCACAAAGATTACAGACCCCACGACAGGACTCCCCCTTGAGCAATACACCAAACTTGCCAAGAGTAATTATTCTCCACCGCCGGAAGTTATGAAACTCTTTGCTCAAGTGCAAAGGGACTACGAGACAGCTTGGGGTTTGCAACACCGCTCATTCGATGAGTTTGATGGTGTGTCTCTATTGCAACGAGCACGGCTTGACCAACAAACATTCGCCGCTTATGTCGGGGCTGAATTTTTGCCTAAACATAAACGCTGGCGCTGGCGGGGACGGAAGAACACGGCACGGAATAAACTGATTGGTATTCTCGCTCACATCATTGCTGGTATGCTTTACCCTTATGTGAACGCCAAGAACGAGGAAAACGAAGAGGATAAAGACAGTGCCAAGGTGATGAGGATTCTTGTCGAGGAACATTTGCGGAAAGCTAACTATGAATTAAAGTTTCTATTCCTTGCTCTCTCGGCTCTAGTCAATCCAGCGGTGATCGTTGAGGTTGAATACCTGCAAGCCATGCAGAAGATTAAGGAACAGCTAGGCAATGGCGAAGTGAAGATAACGGAAGCGGTGGATGAATTACTATCTGGCCTCAACTTAAATGTCTTGCCGATTGATGAGTTTCTACCAGCCGACTTCTACACTCCCGATGTCCAACGGCAACCAAACAACATTCGTGTCCGGCGTATCCCCTACGATCTCGCCCGCAAGATTCACTCTAATAAATGGTTTTATAACGAGAAAGATTTGTTCGATTTCGTGGAGGCGGGTAAGACTAAAATACTTTTAACTGGCCAAGAGGGGCAGACCTTACACGATGTAGATTGGACAGAAGCCGACTCTAACTATGTGCAGGAAATATCTATCTGGTATAAAGATGAAGATTTAGAATTGTGCTGGGTCGGTGGGGTGGGAATGTTTAACTACAAAAATCCTTATAACACCAACCCATTCAAACATCGTCGGTTTACTTTAATCGGTAAGGAATGGAAGTCTATCCCCGTCTACCCTTTCGCTAAAAGCTATTTTGAGCCGATTGATCCGACTGGCAGATTCTTCTATGGTAAATCAGGGGCCTTCAAAGAATATTGGGACGCTCTCTCTCAAGATAAAATGCACCAGTTGGCTCATGATGGCACTTATCTTGACGTAATTAAACCCATATTCCTCTCTGGGGTAGCCAAAGCCGATAGCACTGTTCTTGTACCGGGGGCAACGATTGGTATGCCTGCTGGGGCCACGATGACTCCTTACCAACTCGGCCCTAATCTCGCGGCGGCTCTCAATATGATGAATGTCCAAAAAGAAGACATGAGCGAGAGCACGCAGGATAAGATTATGTCCGGTGGATTAGAAAAAGGTGTTACCGCTTATGCCACCTCCAAAGCTGAACAAAACGCCCGGGTCTTTCTTGGAGTGTTTGGGATTTTCATTGCTGACCTAATTAAGCAAGTGGGTGAATTGACGATGGATTGCGTGATTCGCTACGCGACTGTCGGTGAATTAAACACCTTAGTCCCCGAAGCATTGGCGATGAAGTATCAAACTTTTCTCGCTAAAGGTAAGGACCGAGGCAAGGAAATAACGAATAAAGTTATTTTCACCGATAAATATATGGGACGGGAAATGACCGAGGAGCAGAAGGAAGACATCGAATGGGACTTGTACGACAAAACTGACGGCACTGACCAAAGAATCTTTATGGTGAATCCCTATCAATTTGCTCGTCATACTTACACCCTCTACATTGACTCGGATCAGATTGTCCGCAAATCTGCAGGACTAGACCGAGAAGAGAAAGTATTAGCGTTTAACATGCTGACCGATCCGCGAGTCGCACCTTTCGTTGATCAGAAGGAAGTGGTTGACGAGTTTGTCATCGAGGAGTTTACAAATGACGCGGAGCGTTTTCGCCGAAAGGGCAACCCAGACGAGATGATGAACTCGGTAATGAGTGGTACAATGGGGGCGGGTGGAGCCCGAGTCGAACCACCTAAGGTATTAGCTTAATAAATAATATATGGAACAATTTTCATGGGTAATGGACAAAGCGAAGTTCGAGGCCGCTGTGACTTTTTGTGGAGCGAATGCCACCGAAGCTCAAATTAAAGCTGACTATGTGAAAAGAGCGGGTTTGGTTCGTGGAGCAGATAAGGATGATTGGAAGAAGGGTGTCGGAGAAGAAGTGAATGATTCTAAAGACTTGTCGGTAAAAGAATTGAGAGCGTTGGCTGAAGAAAAAGGAATTGATTATACTGGCTTGAATAAGGCCGAATTGATTGAAGCACTAAAATAGAAGATGAGTTTTGCTGTCAAACTATGCTTATGGTTGTTGAAACGAGCCGATCTTTCGTTAGAGGATCGTAATAAGTTATCCACAGCCATACTCGATAGTTTGCAGGCCTTGCCTTTAAGGGATATAATCAGCGTTGATGAGACTGGTTCGCTCCTCGTCAATGGCCGTTCGGTGGGAATTGATGAAGCAAGACTACTGCGCGAAGGCGCGAGAACCTTGCTAAACTCACCTACTCGTAAAGTTATCCGCGATCAAGTGGCTTTCCAAGCAATTACGCTTGGAGTCCACAAGGTTGAAAAACCAGAGCAGATGTTCTTTGCGCGAGCGGCGATCTGGTGGAGCCAAAACGAAGAGAACTTACTCAAAGTTTTGGCGGGCGAACAGGAAACTGCCCTTTAGCAGTATTTATAAACGGGAACCCGACCCTTAGAGGGATCAGGTAACTAAAACCTTAATTTAGATTTATATGACGAAAGAACAACTCGCGGAATTAGAAGCTTCAACCGCGGAAGCCAAGACAAAGGCCCAAGAGAACCCCGACGATCAAGAGTTGCAAAAAGCAGTTCAAGACGCGGAGACGAAACTCAATGAGGCCAAAGCTCTTTCACAAATTCCAAAGAAAAAGGAACATACTCCTTTGGAGAGGGCTTTATATGCTCGGAAGAAAATCGATGAGCAGATAGCAACTCTTCAGGGTGATGATCTTGATGAGGAGGAAGACGATGATGCCCCAGTTACGGTTGGTATGCTCAAACAACGCGACGCGGAGAAAGCTCAAAAAACCGCTTTGACTCTCGCGGACAGCATTGAGGATGAACACGAACGCGATTTGGTAAAACATCATCTTTCTACCACCATCAAACCATCAGGAAACGCTGAACAGGATTTGAAAAATGCTCGGGCCATCGTCAATAGCGTGAAGAACGCGCAAATTGCCGAAGAAGCGGCGCGTAAAGCGAATCCCAAAGCGCATGGCTCACCTTCTGGCGCACCGGGGAAAATGGGAGACCCATTTGAACCGACACCAGAGGAAGCTGCCATGATGAGACCGCCGTTTTCACTATCGCAAGCCGAAGTGATTGCGGCACGACCAAAAGCCCAATAATCTTTTTCATAAAGGAATTGTGTGAGGGTGATTATAAAAATTAACCCTTACTATTATGCGTGGAGACTTTAGAGTTCACTACCCAGATAGTCCCGCTTTCTCCCAAAAGTGGAATATCCCATCTGGTGTAGCAGGTTCAGTTAAAATGGGTGAGCCAACGAAAGCCGTTGACGCGGCCGCGGCTTCTCCCTATTTGGGAACAGTAGCCATTATGGTAGATGGCGATGGCAATACTTCGCAGAGATTCACTGGTATTGCTAAAGCAGATTCCAATGACACTGTAGCGGCGGCTGGAACCGTCCAGCTTTTTCTACCATTACCCGGTATCTTGTATAAGGGAAAGGTAAAAACTTCCACTACGGCTGACACTCAAGCGGAAGTAGACGCTCTTCGTGGTAAACGAGTGTTGTTTGACTTGACTTCAACAACTTGGTCGATTGACGCAGCCGCCTCTGACGCGGTAGCCAATAATGTAATTATTGTGGATGGCGACTACTTAACCAATGAAGTGATTTTTGCGGTTAAGGCCTCCTTCCTCAGCTTCATTATTTCGGCTTAATTACTAGCTTAATCAATACTGAAATATGGATTATTCAACAAGTCCCAATTTAGAGCTGGTAAAAACAGCTTTAGATAAGATTCGGGCGCAAGAGTCTTTGGCCTATGCCCGCACGGGTAAAGCCGAAGCCACTGATCCGGTAGTCTTTACCCAAGACACCGCGAATAACGCGGCGGTCATCACAACTGTCATTGGCGGCGGTGGCTACTTCGAGAAGCGATTAGATGATCTTGGTCAGAACAAGAGAGCGAATGTAAAATCTCCGACTCCCAAGACGACCCTGATTGCCACCTTCAACAAGAATGTGCCAGTGAGCAAGAACTTTATGGCCGACCAGCAACAGTCTGCTGTCGCCAAGAGTATCAAGCAACAGACTCGTACTTGGTTGGCTTCTCGAGATCGCAATGCTTTCAATGTGTATGCTAACGGCTTCGGCACGCAAGATACGATTGATGGCGTTGATTTGTTCTCCAATTCTCATGTGAACGAGAATAACGACACGGTTGATAACTTGGAAACTGGAGCTTTTGCTGACGCAACTCTAAATACGGCAATCGTTCGGCTTCGTAATCAACTAGCTCAAACTGGTGTCAAGGTGGGGTATGAGGTTGACTTCTTGCTCACTCCAAACCAACTTCATAAAACAGGAATGGAAGTAGCGAAGTCGGTTTTGCGAGCAGGTACGGGTAATAACGATCTTAACTATTACTCGGAACTCTACCCGGGGATGAAAGTGGTTTATAGTGCGTTCTTGGATGACACCTCAACGACCGCTTGGTTCATCGGTTCGGCTGGTCATGGCGTTGTGCGTTTTGAACGAGAAGCATTTAGCTCTGAATTTGTTGATTGGAAAATCAGCGCAGCAGCTGGTGGCCCAGATGCTTATTCGTACCTTATGCGTGCTCGGGAAGAAGTGGATAGCATCGAGTATTCCGGTTTAGTCGGGAATACGGGAGTTTAATTATCAGCGTAATCGTAACCAACCATGAACAATAAATTAAGTATCGGAATTGGAGTGGTTGCGTTGATTTTAGCAATCTCTTCGTTCTTTGTTACCAAAACCATAGTTAGGGAAGTCACCAGTTTAGCTGGAATTACCAACTATGACAGTTTGACTTTAGGTGAGAATTTGATTGTCGGAGGAACGGCGGCCATTACTGGCGCGACGACCCAAACTGGCACCTTAACCGTGGATGGCGGATTACTGAAAAGCAAGACCATCGCCACGTCGTCAACAGCGACCACGCAGACACTGGTGCAAGCAGACCTGTTGAATTACAACACGGTTCTGTTTAACCCCGGCACAATATCAATTGCCATGACGCTTCCGGCGACCTCCACCCTGACCACCCTCGTTCCAACGGCGGGTGATATGGCAGAGCAATGCTGGTATAACGCCACCTCAAGCACTGCTTCGGTGGGGCAAATTGTTTGGGCGGCAGGAACGGGCATTGACTTAATGGCCTCCTCAACCCCGAACAGTATTACCCAACGGCCGGGACAGTGGGGTTGCTTCACGTTTGTGCGGCAAACCGATACCGATATTTCCGCTCTCTACTCCGACTTCCAGAACGCAGATTAGTAATTCTCCTTCTAGTAATTCTCCTTCTAGTAATTCTCCTTCTAGTAATTCTCCTTCTAGTAATTCTCCTTCGCTTCTACTTGTGATAGAGGTGAAGATAGGATTATTAGCAAATAACCAATAACTTAATAATGAAACCAATCCATTATTTTTTAGGAATATGTTTAATTGGGATCGCTTTGGTGTTGTGGAATACGCCCAAACCAAATGATTCTTTTAGTGGTATTTCAAGTAATACCTGCACAGCGACAACGACAGCGTGGACAGTGGGGCCCGGTAATTCCATCGAGGTCTTGCCGATAAGGTATAATCGGTTAGCGTTTTCTCTTTCCAACACGAATAACGCCGCTAATCTGTTCTACCGCCTTGATGATGTTGCCGCTACGATTACTAATGGCATCCCCCTAGTTGCTTCAACCACCGTTTCTTATGATGAAACTTATCCGGTTAGAGGAACAGTTGAGGTTAGGGGATCGGTGGCTTCCAGTACGATTATAGTTACAGAGTGTATATACTGATATGCGAACCATTGGCGAACTTAAAGACTCGCTCGCTGGACTGCTTCAAGGAACAAACTTAGACCACGTTACTGGACTTAATGAAGCAATCGAGCGTGCCGCTAGAACCCTAGCTCAACAGGTGGATATTCCCGAGGCCTCTGGCCGGCAGGCGGTAACCTTATACGATGGCGTGTTTGACTATGCCGCTCCGACCACAATTTTCGGCGGTTCTCTCGTAGATTTTCGCCCTCAAGGCAACTCACGAAACCAACTGGACTATGTTTATAAACAACCCGTGGCGCAGTTTGACCGCACTAAACACTTATTGCCCAATGGTGTAGCGGTAACTTTCGAATGGAGTAAGGGGGTAGGCCGTATGCGCGTGGCTTCCACTAAACCCTCGGCACGCACAATCATTGATTCGATGAATGACAAAGACGACTGGACGGCCGGTGGGTCAATGGGAACGATTGTCGAGGACGAGACAGTCTATTTTGACGCTAAACCTTCTCTCCGCTTCACTTTAACTGGAGCTTCAACAGGTACTTTAACCCAAACCCTTGATAACTCTTTAGATATTGACACTTATGAGGATGTGTGTGTTGGTTTCTTGGCCATTCGCACGCCCTCGGCTTCCAATCTTACTTCAATTGCCCTACGGATTGGTTCAAGTGCTAGTGCTTATGATGAAGTATCTGACACGGATGGTTTCTTAGGCGCGTGGGTAGCCAACGACTGGCTTCTGATCGCTTTCGACTTCTCCGGCGCGACTTCTACCGGCACACCTGACTGGAATGCGATTGACTATGTGCAAGTAAGGATCGCGCACGGGGCGACTTTAACTAATTTCTATGTTGGTGGGTTGTGGCTCGCTCTACCCTCGCCTCACGAGGTGCTATTCCAATCTGCTGCTATTTTCAATGAAGACGGGACACTCTCGAACAACATCACTGACGATAACACCGAGATTATCTTGAGCGACGCGGCTTATACCCTCTTTGAGTACGAATCGGCGATTGCTGTTTCCGAACAAAACAACAAAGGTAAACCAACCACCAATTCCGCAAGTTACCGAGCAAAATTACATGGTTCCGGTAATGATTTAGGTTTATACACTCTGTATCGAGGAGACAATCCGTCGCAAGAAGTGCGAGAGGTTGGCAACTGGTATGATGATTAAATATGGATGAAAACTTTGACTTTGATCTAGTAGAAGAGTTTGGCGGATATAACTCCGCTAGGGATAAAACCACCCTTAATAAAGCGTTTCTCATTCGTGGTTCCAAGAATGTCATCAAAAAAGTCTCCGGCACCATTGCTTCTCGTTGTGGTTTGAAAAGACGAGGAAGTGCTGACAGTACCGACGCGGGGGTAAAATCATCTTATGAATGGGAAACATCCAAGGGTTTCACCAGACCCTTGCGTATCGCCAACGGAAAGCTGGAAGTGGAATCGGATATAGTGACGGCTGATACTTTTGTCTGGTATGAACTCTTTGCCACGGCTGATCTCGTTACTTCTTTGGCCTCGACCCTAACTCGCTGGGTGTTCGATACTTGGTGGCATCCCGATGAAAAGAAGGATCGATTGATTGCAGTCAGGGGCGACGATAAAATTTTTCATTGGTCGGGTGGTCTGGCTCTGATTAGTTCCGGTGCGGCGGCGACGATCACCAAACAAGGAACGGAAACTTGGGCCGAAGGGGGCTTTGCCACTCAAACGGCTGGTGAAAAGAAAATTGTGATTGCCGGTGTCGAGTACACTTACACCGGTGGAGAAACGACAACTATTCTGACTGGTGTGACCCCCGACGCTTCGGGTTTAGTTTCCGGTCAAGTGGCAATTCAAGCAGTGATCGTCTCGGACAATGAACCGATCGATGGTTTCAAACTAGACTTTATAAAAGTAAGTGGGAATCAAATACTGGCTGGTTCCTATTCCTCTCGTAGCTTGTATCTCTCGGCTGATGTGGTCGGTGATGCCATCTTTGATTTTGAAAATGCGGGCTCTCACGTACCGGGTGATCCCGATCTGGCTATACTAGATGATCTTGGCAAGGGGATAGGATCAAAAGACGGGCAGTTTTATGTTTTTGGTGGGACATCAAGTCTTTATGTCATCACCCCCAATTCGCCCGTGCCGGTCAATTTCACCGATCCGGTTGACAGTGGTGCTAGATACGTTATTACCAAGGTAGAAAAAAAGGTTTTGCCCGGTCTTAATGCCGCTCTCGGACATGAGTTTATCGGGAACTTCGGTGATGATCTGGTCTGGCTCGATCAAAAGAACCAACTCCGATCACTCGGTTCGGTTCTCAATGTTAGTAATCCCCGCCCGACTCTCTTGTCTTTGCCGGTGAAAACAGAACTATCCGAAGAGGACTTTACTGGCGGACATCTCCGAGTCATCGACGATACGATTCATATTACCGCTCCGAATAATACTCGGGACTGGGAGTATACGATCAGAGAGAGTTTGAATGATAACGGCGAGGTTGTGTCGGAAAGAATCTGGCAACCGCCACAGGTGAGGGGAATACAGAGATTTGCGGTGATTGATGGCGTAATCTATGGCCACTCCAATGTTCAACCTCAACTCTATCAAGTTTATGATACGGCCCAATGGTTTGACGATAATCCTTCTAATGAACCCATCCCTTATAACTGCACGGCTCGGTTTGCTTATCGGCAACTCCCTCAACGCTACAAAATGCATAGCTTTGATAAATACTACGTGGAGGGCTATATGACCAATGGCGTGGAACTTTTAATCAATCTCTACTTTGAATACCAAGGTGGAGAAGCGATCCAAATGCGGACGGTCAATGATAATACAAACCCTGCCAAGTTTTGGACTGGCACGCCTTATCCCTCTTTGGGCGATTCGCCTCTTGGGGATAACCCCCTTGGAGATGGTATTCTCCCAGAAGGTGGCGAACAAGAGCAAGTACCGAAGTTTAGAAAAATAGTGAATGTAACGCCCGTGAATGTGTTTGAACACACTGTCGAACTTTACACCGTGTTGGCTGATTCGCGGTGGGAGATATTGGCACTGGGGCCGTCAATAGTAGAAACAGACGAAATACCCAGTTTTATCAGTGGGTAATTATTATGGTATAATTTATTTAATATGAAAAAACTAAAAAAACTAAAAAAAATATTTAATGTTTCCGTTGCTTTACTAACCATCTTCGGTCTAGTTACTCCTACTTTCGCTTATTCAACCTTGTGGGAATACTACACCCAAACTCAAGGTCGTTTTCCCTCTGTTGCCGAACGCCGTTTGGCTGCTGAAGGTTTGGGAATAGAAAACTACACTGGTACGGCGGAACAGAATCAATATTTGCTGACTGTTCTAACTGGTGGGGAGACTGGTGGGGAGAAGGAAGCCAAACCAATCGTATTCTCTCTTGGAGCTTTTTCTCCCACCGGTGGAGGTACTTACCGGCTTAAAACTTCTATCGGTACGACGGATACCACCATACCTCTTTCGTCATTCAAAGAGCCAGTTTCCAATACTCTCTATACGATGTCTTATCTCGGCTCAACTATCGGTTATGGCACAGTTGACCCCTCAACCACCCGATCAGAGTTCGTTTCATTCTCCGGTATCACCCAAAACTCTGATGGCTCGGCCTCGATCACTGGCGTTTCTCGCGGTCTGACTCGTACTCCTGCGGGCTCCTCTTGCACCGCTTCAACCACCCTCGCTCAAAGACATCCCGGACAATCAGCGTTCATTCTCTCTGACTCTCCTTGCTTCTTTGCTGAATATCCAGTCAAAAGAAATGACGAGACGATCACTGGCCAATGGGCTTACCCCTATCCATCCGCTTCTACTTCCGTGGCGACAAAAGGATATGTTGATACTGTAGCTCTTGGGTCGCCGACAGTTGCCAAGTTAATTGTCACAGCAACGGCAGGTGAGACTGTTTCAACTGGCCAAACTGTTTATCAAAAAGCAAGTGACGGCGAATGGTATTTGACTGACGCTGATGACACAACTAAGAGTCGAGAAGTCATTGTCGGTGTCGCGCAGGGGGCGGGAACCGATGGCGTGGCTATTTCTGGCGGAGTATTGATACACGGCGTTGATGATAACCAATCAGGACTAACGGCCGGCACCGCATATTACATTTCTGGAACAGCTGGGGCGATTACTTCCACCGCACCCACCGCGACCACTTCTGTTAAGCGAGTAATTGGTAACGCCAGAACGACGACGAGTTTCTATCTCGATCCGTTCTATATGATTGCCTCGAGCACTCCACTCACCATCACTTACAATGTCGTCGCTAGTGCTACAACGACCGCAACATGGACTAAACCAGTCGGGTTGAAATATGTCGAAGTTGAGTTATGGGCTGGTGGTGGTAGTGGTGGAAGTGGGACAAGTGCCGCCGCCGGTGGAGGGGGGTCTTACAATACGATTAAATTACTGGCGAATGAACTTAGTGCTACAGAAACAATAACAATCGGAGCTGGAGGAGCGGCCGCAACTGGTGCAGTTGGAAATGCTGGAGATAATACATCATTCGGCTCGCACATGACTGTTTTTGGTGGCGGTGGGGGGGGAAACTCGACAAGTGCTGGTGGAGGTGGCGGTGGTGGTGTTCAAACAAAGGGTCTTGTTGGGTCAGCAACTGGTGGGGTCGGAGGTAACCCGGGAGGAGGCACTAACGCGACAACTACTAGCTCGGTTTATGGTGGCGGAGCTGGTGGTGATGGAAAAGTTGGTGGGGAATCAGTTTACGGTGGTGGCGGTGGTGGGGCCGAAGCCGTTACTGGTGGAACTTCTTATTACGGCGGGGCTGGTGGTGGCGGCGGAGCCGGTTCGGCTGTTCCGGGTGGTGATTCAATCTATGGCGGTGATGGCGGTGAGGGTGGCACTTCTGGTAGCAATGGCTCTACTCCTAGCGGTGGAGGGGGAGGGGCAAATAATGCCGCTAATTCAAGCGGAAGGGGCGGTCATGGAAGGGTGATAGTAACTGAATACTTTTAATTTTTAATTTATAAATGTGGCCAAAAAGTCTAAGTTAGAAATAAATCAAGCTTATGCCAAAATGCGTTTGCGTCAAGCAGAGCGTTTGCCACTCGGTCGTGAGAGAGAAGGGAAATTACCTCTTGCCCAAGAGAGATTAGCCAATGTTGGTCTCTATGGTTCGCCGAGTAAGCCCAAGGAAAAACTATTTACCCCCACCGTCCTCTCCGATACTAACATCCGCCAAAATGTCATCCCTGATTTACAAAGTCGAGCCAGTAATCTCTATGGCCTGCCTAGTCCTTATCAACCCCCGCCAACAGGCGACAAAGTAACCACGACGGGAGCACCAAAAACGCCGGCTGACACCGAACTTTCTAGCTTACTTGGCACTGATACTGAACTCAAAGACGATCCACTTCAAAAGGAACACGACCAACTCCAAGAGGATGTTTTCAAAATGCAGGAGCAGGCAGTGTCGGATCAAGCGAAGCGACAAGCCCAAAGTGTTGCCACGGCATACAGCCAACGCAAGCGTGATCTGGCCATTCTCCAAGAACAAGCCGGAGCGCAGAAGGCGGGTCTGGCTGGTTCCTTGTTCTCTTCTGGTGCTTCGCGTTATGGATCAGTTAGCGGAGGAGGTTTAGTTACTTCCACCGAACGGGGTTTGATGAACCAACTGTCTGATCTTAATTTTGACGAGCGTGAGGCCATAGACAAAGTAAGAGAAGCGCAAAAGGATGGTGATTATCGAGTGATGCAAGCTCGATTGGATTATGCCGATAAAGTACGAGCGCAAAAGGAAAAAAGGCAAGATGAATTGAATAAAGAGATTAGGACGAGGAATAAGGAAACGACCAAACGGCGACTGGAGATTGAGAGAGGGTTGGCCGTGGCTGATGCCATAGGTGGTCTAGGATCAAATGTGGAAAAAGGAACCTTGCTCGCTTCTTTGAATGAAGAGGGAATTGAAATGACGGCGGATGAATTAGATAAAATAGTTAAAAATTTAAGTGGTGACAAGAAAAAAACCTTTGAGGGCTTTTCGGCTGACATCCAAGACTACTATAATTTTGCCGAAAATTACCCCGAAGCTCTGCCTGATTCTATTAAAAATCTACCAGAAAATCAGAGACCATTGGCTTATGTCAAATACATTTCCTCATTGACTCGAGTGCCAGAGAAACCTAAAGCTGGAGATACTTTTAAGCTAACATCAGCTGGTCGGTCTAAATTGATCGGGGCTAATATACCTCTAAATCAAATAAATGCCATCGAAGAATACTTGACTCTTTATGGTTTTGACGAGCAACTACAGCAGTCTCTGGGAGATAGCGCGGGTATACTGGCTTCGATTTTAAGTGGTGAAGATAATAGCGGTGAAGATAATAGCGATGATCCTTATGGCAACTAGAGGCGAATTATTGACCAGAATAATGGGACGGCCAGCGACAACCACTCCGCAGGTTGATCCTAAAAAGACAGCGATGCTGATGAGAATTAACGGCAATCGAGAAATACCAAAAACACCAGCGACTCCACCACCCACCCCAACAACCATTGAGAAACCAAAAGGATATTTTGAGCCCGTTGCCGGACAAGTGAGATTAAGAGACATCTTGCGAGAGACTTTTTCACCAGAAGCTGAAGCTGGCCGGCGTGGAGCAGTTAAAAAAGTTGGTGAGTTTGCGGGAGAGGCATTACAATTTACTGCCCGCACGGGTGGCTCAACATTTTTAACTCTTAAACAGGGACTAGAACAACTAGGGGGGAAAAAGGCCGAACCAACAGAGATAACCCCCGAGGGTAGACCTTTTTGGGAAGAGGTGGTAACGAGATCAATTTTCGGTGATGAACCAGTGAAAGATTGGGCGACACGAATTGCCGAGGGCGAAGTGAAAAGTGCTGAAGTGGGACGAGGTTTGCAAGAGAAAGCGAAAACTCAATACCAACCAGAAACTTTATTGGAAAAAACCAGCGTGGGGCTAGTCTCAAAAGCGGGGAAATTATTGGAAAAAGGGGCTTTGCCGATTTCTGGGCTAGGTTTGCCTTTTATTGCCGCCCTAGACTTCACTGGAGCAGGCAAGGCAGGGCGTGAGGGGGTGATCTTGGCCTTGCGTAATGCCAACAAAATAGATGACGCCTTGAGGATTTTAACGAAGATTGGCGTGCCCGAAGATTTAGCTAGACCGGCCGCCGAGAAGTTTGCTCAAATTACAGACCTAAAATTGATTGACCAAGGGCTAGCCAAGATTGAGGAACTTGCCAGAACTACCAAACAAGTGGCTCCCGCCATCTCCAAAGCCCCCCAACCCCTCGCCCAAGAAGCCCGTAAGTATAAGAGTGCGGAGGAGTTTGTGAAGGCGGTAAAAGCAAGCCCAGATAAAATACCCACTACTCCTGAATATCAAAAATTCTTAAAAGAAAAAGACGCCTTTGTTAAACGAGAAAACGAAATCTACACCGAGATGAAAGCAATGCGAGATAAGTATGCAGAAAAAACAATTAAGGACGTGCCAGCTTCAGATATTACCAAATACGAGAATTTACAAAAAGAACTGAACCAAACACTTAGCAAAAAGACATTAGCCAAAGTCCCAGAAGGGGTTATTAAAACTCACATTGGGGAAAAAGGATTAGAATCCCAACTCACCGACTTCTATGAGCAAGCGGTGAAAACACCTAAAGTGCCTAAAACAGCTGAACCAATAGCGGGATCAGCAGAAAAGGAAATGATAAAACTAGCCCAAGGGCAACCAGTAAACCAAACAATTCTGCCAGTTTCACTGGAGACTCCATTAAATACGGCCAAAGTTTCTTCATTACTTGATGATAGCACGGCTATTAAATCCAGTCAAGAGATCAACACCTCTCGGCTTAACATTTCTGACGAAGCTAAAAAAATCATTGACGATGAAATTGAATCAATTAGACCGAAAATTGAGGAGAAAATCGGACGAACTCTAACTAATCAAGAAGCCCAAGACCTCGCCAACCAATCATCCAAAATCCTAGAACGAGCTGTGGGGCGACAGCAAACCCTAGAGTGGGAAGCGGCGATGTTGAAACTCCGACAGCGCCTAGCCAATGCCGCTGAATCGGGCCAAGTAACCAGAGAATTTTTAGATGATTTGTTAGCAACCAAAACTCTTGGGGCGGACATTGGCCGGAAACTCCAATCACTTTCTATTGGGG